CATTCATAATATATAACCCTCAAAGCCATAAAATTCCTATGCATTTCAATGGGGCGGCCATCTTGCTGCTCGCCGGGCGCATGGCCTATCGGCGGCGTGTGGAACTGCGCCGCCGGGGAATTTTCTTGGGGAGAGATGTAAGTTTGAGGAAGTGTTTTTCAGCGGACTCTGATCAGAGTGTTGACGTTTTGGAGCCGCCCCTGTCACGAAGGCGGAAGGGCAACAGGAAGGCGAAATGGCGCAGACCGGGAGGGAGCCGCTGAACTACCTCTACTCGGAGGACGTTGAGATCTCTTACCGGGACGGTTTGTGGTATATGATCATACACCAGGTGCGGTACTGGGACCCTAGACTTCTCTTGGAGGCTTTTTGCCGAGCAGCGAGAGACGCTGAAGTGAAATTCTTTGTACCGAGGACTTCTGATCCAGGCCACAGCGGCCCTTTCTTAGTAGTAGCGAGAGAGAAGGCTAATCTGACTGCTTTTTTTGAACTTTTGCCACTGGTGCCTCAGGCACTTTGATCCGCAGCCTTTGACGCCGTGTACTTACCGGATTTAAACGGGTAAGTTTTTTATTTGATGTCTTTAGAGTTTGTGTAGTAGGTAGAAGGTACAATGTATTTGTCTTCTTTTTCAGGAATATGGAGGTGTTTAATGTCTTTCCACGTTCTGTCCGTTCTGCGGGAAGCTTTTCTTTCTTCGACTTGAGAGGAGGAGCAAAACTCATCAAGAACGGGAACAGACACATGTTGCAAATTAAAGATTTGAACTTAGACAATGATCACTTGCAATGCGCTCTGAAAGCTTTAGAAGATAACTTTCCTGTGGTTGCTAACGGGGACCCTTCTCAAGTGGTCATTGGGAGGCTTGTAGAGCGCTCTGTGTTTTGTTCTATACCGGGCTGGTATGAATTTTGGTGGGCGGCTACTTTAGATTTTTTTATTGCTTGTTTAAGTGAGGAGCTCGGGGGATCTACCTTTGACATAGAATGGAGATTAGATAGGGATTGCGGCAGTAACCTTGACTAAAGGGGAAAGAGGGAAAAAATGTTTGCTCAGCTTGGGTTGGGTTTTTATTACACCTTTCAGGCTTTATAAGTCAAAGTTTACTTACTATTTTTAGGTAGGCAGAATGAAGCTGCTTTTTCTGTTTGCTTTTGTGGGCTCTGTGTTTGCTGTTTGGGATAAAAAGTACAAATGGGAACAGGATTACTTTGATTACTACTTTCACAGATTTTCTTTTAAAACTACAGGAGTTGGAAAGACTCTATTTTGGTCTCCTGAGAGACCGAATGGCTCTCCAATACAATACTCTGTTTCTAACTCTTTCACAGGGTACTGGTCGAAGCAGAGGTTTGGTTCCAACAAGTGGGATTACATAGGGGGAAATGGCAACTGCACAGTGAGAAAAGAATATATGGGCAGACTTACCAGCTGTAACCAAGTATTTGAGCTGCAGCGGGCCCGTTTCAATGACAGTGGAGTTTACAGAGTAAGATTGAAGTATCAAAATGGCAGTGAAGAAGTTCTTACCGTGCACTTCAATGTGGTCAGACTGAGTCCCACGTTGACAGTTCAGAAAATTAGTGGTCATGCTTTGTTGCTTGCTTGTGTGGACCGAGGAGATCCTAGGGCTTCTACTTATATTTATTATGACGGTTATCAGAAAGGTGGCCCTAGAACTGGGAATTTTTGGACTAGTGTCCAATTAGACTATTCTGCTTTTATGATGAGAAATGAAGCCCAGAGAAAGTCCCTTGGGGTTTTTTGCAAGTCTGTGCTTTTTGGTTACGCTGTAGTTTCCAGTTCTTCTTATGTCATGGCTTCTCCGAAACTGTACACAGGGGATTTTGTAGATAACAATAAATTTATCAGAAATAAAAATGATTGTGGGCCTTGGAAAGGCCCGAGGCATCATGAAAAGGATAAAGGTTTTACATCTTTTCTTCCTCCTAAGGCTCCTAGCTTTGGTTCTGGTTGGGAGCGTCATATTGATGACACTGTAGGAACTTCGGAATTGTGTACTTCTGTTTTTTGTAATGTTTCAAAGGAGAATCTTGTTTGTTGGGCTTGTTGGGGGCGAAATTTTACTTTTTATTCAGTTTTTAAAAATGCTTCTTGGTCTAAGACCAAGGAGTTTGCTCCTATCAGGGGAGGCGAAGCGGGCTTTCATAAAATAGGAGACAATGGGAACTGTACAGATGAACGCTTTAGGGGCTGTGGAACTACTTTGAAGCTTTTGTCAGTTCAACATGCAGACGCAGGAGTTTATCATGTTACAAAGGGAAAGAATAGATTTAATGTTACTTTGTTTATTGCAGAGCCTATTTTGCCCACTCTGCGCTTTTTGGGTAATTCTGCAGGTGTGTATAGATTCAAGTGTGAAGTAAATCCTGGAGCATTTGGGGTAAACAGCACCTGGCAAGTTCAGGGCATTTTTGATCACTATAGTGTGGATGACAAGGGCATTTTGTCTTTCTGGCCTGACTGCAGATGTAGCATTGATCTCCAAACCCGATCCAGCCGGTTTCGCAGTGGGCTGATTTAGCACATAGCGTGACTTGGGGAGAGGTCTTCCGAGTGCAGAGCACAAAGAGCAGGATGATGGAAAAACACAGCAGGCAGCCAAGGACATAGCTGACGCTAAACGGAACAATAAACAGAGTCATTAAGCTGTTTGAGAACAGGGCGTAAATGTCATTAACTGCAACCACAGATCTTTGTCAGTAACAGGAACAGGGTGTAACCGCTGCTAACCGAAGCATTTCTAAAGGTCACGCTATTCTTACCGTTCTGAGTTCATTGTTGGCCGTAGAACAGGGTGAGGTACTTCCTCTCGAACGGGTGTACCCTTTTCCACAGTTTGCACAAGGCTTTCTTATCTTTCCTGCTTTCACAATGAGGCCAGGTCAAGTGGTAATCTATGCAAGCTTTGGTGAAGTCAGCTTCATCAAAGTTGTCTTCATCAAGGAACTGGTCCATGTATTTAAAGGCATCTTCTACTTGGGCGTCGCAAACGTGGAGCCAAAAGGGCAAAGGGTGGCACCTTTGCCCATCTTCAGCCCTGTTAGTGCTCATACGGGTGCAAAGGCTGACTACAGGTTTGCCTTCAAAGTCATCTGTCCACCACGTGAGGTTTTTCTGGGTGTAGGGGATCCGCTCATCCAGAGTTATATTTAAAGGAAACCCAGACACGTAGGAAACACTAAGCAGGGTAGCTAGATTTACTAAGAGGTGCCTCATATTGTCCTTTGGTGTGATACTCTCAAAATGTGGCGCTTTTTCTTGTGCAGCTTGTTTTTGGTTTCTGCAGGGGAGGTAGAATACAGAAAATGCGTTAGGGGGGTGAATTGTTTGTTGTCCTGCCCTTGGGCGGACGCTTTGTGGACAGAGTGGGAAAACTCTACTCAGTCTTGGAAGAATGTTTCTGTTGGAGCAGAGTTTGACTACACAAAATGGGTATTAGGAGAAGTGAAGCTGAGGTGCAGTAGTCTCAATGAAAGCATAGATTTTTCCCTACTTCTAGTCAGGCAGCCTTATGTGAACATAGTAACTAAAAAATTAGAAACAGGGGGTCACAATGTTTCTTTTAACTTAGAGTGTTCTTACACAGAGGGAGAAAAAGTTAGCTGGTCCTTTGAAGAAAACATGTTTGCTACTTATGTTGTTGTAGATAAAAATTCTATTTATGGCGTGCTTCCATTGAATGAGGAAAGGGTAACAGTGTACTGTTCAGTTTATGTTTATCCTTACAGGTACAGGTCTTATGGGCTAGATATTAGCTTGTCTGGGGGAAGGCACAAAGAAAGGTGCGGGCAGGACTCTGAAGGAAAATATTACTTGATGAATTTTGTAGGAAAACCTGCCAAAGAAGAAGTGCAAACTGCGCAGGTAAATCAGGGCAGTTATGATTTCAAGTGGTTAACAGTAGAAGGGCTGCCCAGTTACATTAGATTTTTTTGGAATGAAGGGTCTCCTAACTATACTGTTCAAATTTATAAGTTGGGAGAACCAGAGAAGCTTATAGCTGCTGAGAACGGCACTTGTCAAAGTTATTTGCAGGAGAGGAGCGTGTCTTGCGCTTCAGACTATTTTGGCTTTAAACCTGTTTTGGCTGATGCGGGGTCTTATGAAGCAAGGAAAGGTTTACAAAAGATTCCTTTTAGTTTATCAGTGCACAGAAAACTGGTTTTCGAAGTTATGGTTTACTTTTATGGAGAAAACATTATGAGGTTTGCTTGTAGACACAGAGGTGGGTCTTTACAGTGGGGCTATGGCTGGAGAGTAATAGGACAGTATCACTCCAAAGAACAAATTTTTTGGGGCCGTCTGATAGTTCACTGCCCTTGCTATCAAACTGTTTATCCTTCTCACGGCGCCACTGGGTATCCCACCTGCCGCTTTAGAGTTTCCTGTTTTGGTTCCAATGAGTTTGGGACTTTCACGAGCGCTGAAGTTCTAATTGACAACTACTACATCGCTTCTAAGAACTCTGCGGCTGCTCGGAGTGAATTGTGATGTAAGTTTTTGTTTTTCCTTTGCAGTGCAATTAGGTTTGAGGAGGGATGAAGAGGAAGAGAGAGGAAATGGGAGAATCGAATATGGAGTCCCACGTAAGGAGAGACCACTGCGGTTTGGGTAAGTTTATTTTTATGTGTTTGATTCTAATTGGTTTTTATCTTTTTTAGTGTTCCTTGGAGCTGCTGCCTCTGCCGGTGAAAGAGAAGATCTTCCTGCTGCTTCAACCTAATGAACTGGCTCGTTTATTTTTAGCTTTTCCTGCAATGGAAATTTACTGGACTGAGAGCAAAAGTTTTAGAGAAAAATGGCTAGCTGGCGTTGATGAGAAGTGTAAGCGTTGTTACACACCTCTGTGCTTGAAAGAAAAAGCTATATGCTGCTTTTCTTGCTACTTAAATTGTGAAAACTGGCGGGAAAATCCTTTAGAAAATTGTTGCATGTGTGCCTGTAATCCTTTGCTCTTGACTATGCACCCTAAATATGCATCTTGTTTTTGTGAGCATCACGTGCTTACGTGGGGTGAAAGATTGGAAGTTAACGTTGACACATCTCGCATGGGTCATTTTGCATCTCTTAGTGTTGCTTTAATTAAGAAGATTTTGCTTTTGCTTGATCCTGTAGATATTGCCTCATTTGCTTTGGCTATTCCTGACTCGCTTTCAATTATAGAGTCAATTTTATTCTTGAGAGACAATATAAAAAGGTATTCTCCTTTAAGAAAAAAGAACAGGGCGTTGCGACAACTCTGTATATTATATTCTATTTCTGGTTTTAAGAGCAGAAAGCATTGGTGTTCTACGAGCAGAACGCAGAATTGGTGCCTAAAGTCTAGGACAAAGAGTGGACATTGTCTGAACTGCTTGTTAAACCCTGGGTGTCTTACAATTCCTCCTGAGCAGGCTGAGTGCTTCTGTATAGACCATTGGAACTTGCATTGCAAAGGAAAAATTCTCTGGGAGACCGATTCGCAAGATTCTTTGGAAGAAGATGGATGACGAGGAATGGGGAACAGAGTTCGCCAGCGGTTCTGGAAATAGCACAGTAACCTTTCCCCCTTATCAATTGGAAGATCCACCTTATGCAGCTGCCCCGGACTTTGCTTCTGGCAAATTACTTTATACTACCTTTGTTATCTTGGTGTTATCTATGTTTGTTCTGTTGCTCAGCATTCTTCTCGCGTGCCACTTTCTAAGAAATGGTAGGGGCGGTCCCTTTCGCGCCATCTACAGCAGAAGGGGTTGTACCGTGCACCGCCCCAGCGTCAGGTTTGAAAAGCTGAGAGGCATGGTTTAGCAGGTGCTACTGTGCATTGCAGCTGCTGCAGGGTAAGATGGATACTTTTGGGTTGGACATTGTCAACATGTCTACTGATGAAATAGCTGCTATTTTAAAAAAGATAGATCGCTTTGGTTATGAATTAATTTCTATCAATTATGATGCTTTTCCTTTCGGACCTTTTAGGATGAGTTTTTCATTGGGGTCTGACACTGTAATGTACTATGTTTCTCAAAAAGATTTAGCGCTGGAATGGGACCCTATTCAATATCTAAACTGGATAAGAGAAGCCTCTGATTTGAATGTAAATTGGGTTAGCTGTGAGAGGGTGCCTTGGTGGAAAATTTTTCCTATGCTAGAGGAAAGAAAAGATTCTTTGTGGACCTGTGAAAACTCTGTCTTTTTTATTCCACCATCTAGGTCACATCCCTCTTGGGAGTACTTTAACTACTTTTGGTCTCAGTGCCATTCCGACGCACCGTTAGATATAGGATGGAGCTAAAAGGTTTTCAGCAAGATTTGGTATGTGCCACGGGCCGTCCCTATCACTCTTACGCTTGCTTGAAATTTGCCTTTCATGGCTCATGTCCTCCTTTTATTCCTTTGCCCACACTGAGGGAACTTTTAACTGATTTTATATACAATCAGTTTCTTTGTTTTTGTCCTATGTCACAATCGAAAAGTGACGTGCACCGGTGTCGGTCAAGAACTGTAACTTTTTACTGGCACTGTCACTGCAACTCTCCCAACTCTTTGCAATGCAAGGCCTTAAAAGAAGTTGCAAAAAAAGTGTTTTATTCTTTCCCCTTTACTCTAAAGAATACCGAAAAATTGAACTTAATACCAATCTGCTGTAATAGCTGGACATGTGTTCCTTTCAGGGCTACTGGGTATATTATTACAAGATCAGCAGAGCACTTTTTTTTCTTAATGGAAGACAAATTTTGTTCTGAACTGCAGACCATTGCTTGTCATCATGATGTAAAAATTTTTCCATTTAAAACTAACTGTGCTATGATTATGGTAACCTGTACATGTGGGGAGATAGAATCTTGTGTAAAGTCCATGAACAAGTTGATGAATTGTTTGAGAATGATTATTTCTTGCTCTGTAGATGATTTGCACCGGTGAATGCCATACCCTGTTTCGCAGCAAACTAGAGTATGTGACAAAAACCATGATTAAAGAAGCATGTTGCTCTCCTGTACTGTTTAAACTAATTTCTATACATCTTTGTGACTTGCCGGGAAACGACTATGTTCTGCACTGTCATTGCGCGGACGGAAGGCGCCTGGAATGTCAAGCAGCCCGAGTCCTGCTAAAGGCCATAGACTGCACGTTTGAGCCTGTACTGAAGTGTCCTCTACCTTGGACTAACTGTTGCTCGAGAGTGGCTCACTACTGTGTCGGAAACATCGGCCTGATAAATGTGTGGAGGTTTTCCCGAGGTGTCACAGAAGACTGCTTTAATAGACTTTTGGACTACTCAAAAATAGATCTTGAGAAAAAGACTGTTTTCCAATTTGACTGCCAAAGCAAGCATGTTGTGATGATGCTTCTCATGGTTTTGCATAAACATGTCAATTTACCAGATAAGCTGGGGTATCATTTGGGGGATTATGATGTTGCTTCTTGGAAATCTGTACATACTTGTCATCTCAATTCTGGCCACAGTTGTATGCTGAGATTTATCTTTGTAAATAATCAAGAATACCAGGAGCGCTTTTTGAAATCTTTTACTTTTCGAAATAAAAATGTTTTATCTTACATCAGTTTCTGTAGTATCCCATAGCATATATTGGTCCAATTACATTTCTGACATCATTTATAGTTAAAGTCATTTTTGTGAAGGGATTATCTGCACTGATATACCCGTGTACACCTAGATTGGCTGTCATCCAGCTATTTCCCGTGGTGGTAATGAAAGGCATGGGCAAAGGACAGTTTAATAAAAAGTTATAAAAATCAGTGTCTCCTGTCACTGGGATGTTAAAAGTAAAGGTTCCCCCTGTCTTATTTACCCACTGCTGCCCGATTTTTATTTCATAGAAGCTCATGTTCACGTTTCTTGTTTCTTTGTAGAGTATAGCCCAGTCATTAAATGTAGGGGCTGTTCCATCTTTCCACACAAAAATTTTTTCTATGGGATTTAAAGTGAGCTTCCCACTGCTGACACCTAGTCCTGCTCCCACTTGAAGCGCCAGTTGGTCATTATTAGTCAAAACCAAAGGGAGCTGTGGTTGTCCTAATGAAAGTTTTCCATCTTTCACCATTAAATTTCCTTGCAGGGGAAGTTCTAAGTTTCCCTGATTTGTGAACCCTAAGGGGGCTATAGGATTTTTTAATCCCATGTTTCTGCCGTTGGTTTCTAGAGTGTAATCTAACACTACAGTCAGCTTATTGTTCACAGTTTGTAAAGCACTGTTTTCATCTAACACTAAAGAAATAGTGTTGTTGGAGGCCGAGAGAGGAGGCTGAGCTGCAATTTGGACGGGAGGGGGTTGGTCAGCAGTCAGTGCTCCATTTAAAATTTTGAGGCCAGCACCAATTTCTAACCCTAGTCCCCCTGTTACAACTTTGAGGGGTCCTCCCGTTGCTAAAGTGAGGGCAACTTCATTCTGAGTGATGGAGATAGGAGCTGTTCCAATTAGATCAAGGGCAAGGGTCCCGTTTTCTACTTTTAGTCCTTTACCTAATGAAAGGCTGACCTCACCGCTGGTTGCCACGTCGACTGGCGCCTTACCAGTCAAGGCAGGTTGGGAGGTCTCTAGTTTACCTTCGACCAGTTTCAGGGTGGAACCGAACAGAAGAGACATTAGGTTATTAGAGTCCAAATGTAGGGGCAGTTGAGCGGTGACCGGCACTTCTTTTCCACCCGTTGCTATGAGTTTTCCTGAGGCATCAACGCCCAGCCCTTCTCCTATGCCTATTGCCATTCCTCCATCAAAGGAGTAAAGCGGTCTAGTTGCTTTTATAAGAAGAAATGGAGCTACGGGGCAGCACGAGGTGCTGATAGGATCTAAGGGGTACACGGGATCAGGTGTTGGTGTTGTAGGTCTGGCCCTTTTCATTCTGTAAAGAAGAAAAGTCTAAATGAAACAAAATGAGCTCCCACTGCCTATCTCTGGAATAGTCTTAGAGACTTCAATCAGCACTTCTGTTTTCTCTGTAGAAACTATTCCCATGCCCAAAGGGAAGTTCACAAGCCAGCGTTTCTTAGGGTGGGACTCTAAAAAAGAAATGAGTTGCTCACTCCCGCGCGCGCGAAAAGTTTGAGTCAGGGCTGCTCCGCAATACAGGTACAAACTGAGCTTTGTAAAAGGTGCAGCGTGTTCTGATTTTGCTTGCAAAGTAAAGGTTACCCCTTCCTCATTAACCAGCTGTTCTGCAAAATTGGTGATCTGTTCTGCTTGGTCAGAGGGCATGCTTATCTCTTCAGATAAGGTCTCCGGCTCCTCTGCTCTGGTGGCGCCAATGACTTGCAGTTTTCCATTGACTATCGTCAACCCTGGCCCATAGTCCAGTATTAGGCTTTTGCTGGACCCATCCCATCTCAAGGGCGCGAGCGGATAGGACTCGAGCGCCCCGCTGTTGTTAATGCTAATTCCTACACCCACAGGGACTTGTAATGTTTCTCCTATTGTTTTTAACCCTGGTCCTGTTTGCAGAGTTAGCTGCCCAGAATCATTTAGTTTTAATGGGGGAACGGGGGTTTTTAGCCCTATTCCAGCGTCGGTTTTGCTCAAGGAGTTGACAGTTTTTACTGACAGCTGATCAGAAGTTGTAACTTCTAAAGATGCATCTGCAGAAAGGGAAATAGTCTTTCCTGTTTTATGCAAAGGGGCTTCAACTGCCACTGAGTCGCCAGATGTAAGTTTTCCATCTACAAGAGACAATCCCTCTCCCAATTTCAGTCCTACTCCCCCTAGAGTGAGTGTCAGAGGGTCTGCAGTTTGCACAGATAGAGACAGGCCGCTAGCGGTGAGTCCGCTGCCAGCGTTCAGGAACGGAGGAAGGGGCGCCGGTGTCTGATCACCAAATGGATAGATGGGATCTGGGCTTCCTTGACGCTTTGCTCTTTTCATCTAGGTGAAAAAGGATGACCGAAGTTAGGCTGAACGGTAAAACTCTCATGATCTTAGAAGAGCAAACCCCTAGTTGGAAGTGGATAAAAGTTGCCAGACAGACCGACCTGAAGATGTTTAACCTGCCTGGAGTAAAGATATTCAGGGGACATCAAGAAAATGAAGAAACGGACAAACATAATCTCATGTAAGTTTTTTATTAATTGTATTGCAAAGTAGCCAAAGAACTGGCTAATACTTGATTTTCAGGTTCAAACAAAGGGCTGAACTCCTTTGGAAACACAGCAAGGTTTTGAGAAAATGGGTCTTCATACACAACGGGGGGAAAGCTGTTTGCAAATTGATAGGGGGTCATCCCTTCCGTTCTAGGAATTCTGGGAGCTTCTGAGAGCAGAGAAAGAACCTTGCTGCTGGGAGCAATGACTCCGCTTCCTTGTAGCTGTTGGCCTGGCCTTCTGTACCTTAAAATGGGAGGTTGGTTGAAAAGCAGAGTAGGGTAGGAACTCAAAGCATTGGCGGAGCCTCCTCTTAGAGCTGCTCTTTGTTCTACAATTGGGGTCCAGACTCCGTTTTCCTTTACCATCCAATTCTGAGGAAAAGGCAGGGCGTCTCTGGTCAGCTTCATGTACTCTCTGCCGTCCCCTAAGCTGTAAGCTGAAGGCGGCAAGCTGGCGCCTCCGTGCAGCACAGAGGGCCTTGACCCTGCTAATTGCTCCCCTTCTGCTGACAGCACTTTATCTCTGATAGTTGTTGGCCCTGTCAAAGGGTCGGGAGCAGGCAGATAAGCTGTTCCTGGTGGTTGTGTAAGTTGATCATAGGTCCAGTCATTAAACGAGGCAGCTAGGTCAGGTCGCACAGTCTCTTCTCTAATCTCATCAATCAAATTGCGGGCGCGGTTTACCGTTTGCACGCGATGGAACATGTTGTTATCTGCAGAGAGCCAGTTAATGACCGCCCCGTAGTTCTGGCGGGCTCCTGCTGCCTTTCCTGTTTGCGGTTGGTACTGCCAAATATAGGGAGTGACGGGGGCGTCCATTCCCGCGCTTTTAGGTTTAAATGTGGGCTCCCTCCTGGTATTTCAGTAGCAGCTTCTTGGAGTCTTCAAGATACTGTTGCAGCTTTCTGCTGTCTCTCTCGTACAGGTACCTTTTTGTAATGCTGGGGTAGGTTCTGTTTCTGATGGAGGGAGTGAAAGAAGGGTTTCTCTGAGAAGCCCTTCTGATCTCTTCTAGCACTGCGGCTATCTCTTGCTTTTGGTTCAGATGGAGTAAGTACGAAGGAACTCCGAAATTTCCTTCAGACAAAATGATAACAGCAAGTTAGAAAACTGTCTTTTAACTTTTTGATTTTAAAAGCAGAGAGAAAGCAGGTAGGGGTACTTACTAGGAGCTTTGGCTGCCTCTTTCTTCTTCTTGCCTTTTTGCTTTGGTGGCAAGGGGGGTGGGGTCTCTACCTCCTCTTCCTCCTCGCTGATGTCCTCTAGTTCCCCTTCGCTGAGGGGCTCTCCGTCCAGGCTGCTGCTGGGACTCGGAGGGGGAGCTGGAGCTTGCTCCATCGAAGAAATCTCCTTTTCTAGCTCTTTGTAAGCTTCCTCTAGGCTCTGGCTCTTTCCTAGCTGATGGTATATCATGGCTAGGTTTTTGCCACTCATCGCCATCGGCTTGTAGCTCTTCTCTGTCATGATTGTTCTGTCCGAGAACTTCTCCTGTCTGAGGGTCTATGTACAGCCCGCCGCCTCTTTTTAAAATGTTTTTTTCCCGCCTTGCTTGGCTTTCTCTGATGAGAGCCAATAGTTTTGGGTCTCTTATAACAGCGGGGGAGGGCTCAATTTTGAATTTTGATTTATCTGCAGAATAGAGGACCACCTCATGTGGGTGAAAATCTTCAGGGTAGAACTTTTGCATGTAAGCGTTAGAAAACACTTGTGGTGTGAGGCTGAAACTCTTCCCTTCGCCCTCTGGCCCCTGCAGCTCAAATTTTCCTATGCTCAGGATCTCATTTAGCAGCATGGGGTTATAGCAAGGCATTCTGTGTGGCGAGCACAAGTTGCATTCACACAGGGGTAGAGACAGAGAAGTTTCATCAGGGGCTGACACGTATCCTCCATGATTTTGCAGAAACGCTGCATGCCTGAGCAGCATGACATGACTCCACAGAATGGGATGACTTTCTTTGTAGGTGAGAGGTACAAAGTCAGAGGGCAGAGCAGGGCACACAGCAGAAGGCAAATTTGCTTTACTGTTAATGAATAACCTGTAGTTAGAGAGCTGCATTTGATTAACAAAGTCTGGTATGTTTACTACCAGGGCTTCTCTTAGAAGACGGGGGAACACCGTGTCAGCTACTAGTTGGCAGGCCTCCGCATAGCTCGCTGAGGCTAATTGAGGCTTGAGGGATTTCACCTTTTCTGTTAGATTCTTTTCAGTAGTTTCATCTATGGTCTGTCCCCATATATCCATGGCGGTTTGCCAGGAAAACACTAAGTACAGGTAGATTGTGTCCAAGATGTAATCAAATTTGTCTGCCCCTTCGAGCTGGCGATGCTGAATAGGATTGTTCAGCCTGTTTCTGTGGGTTAGCCCGTGGAACGTTACAAATTCACTTAGGTTTACTTCTGTGAGAAAGTGAATCAGCCTAACATAGCCGTGCATGAAAGTGTAGTGCAGGGCTTCTTGAGTGTTTTTAATCACCACGGGATGAGTGAAGAGCCTCTGCATGCTTAGCAACAGAGCTCCAAAAGTAGCTACTGCTCCTAGGCGTTCCCTTTGCTTTGCCTTCTGTTTAGCGCCCTCCTGAGGCAGGTCTTCATCTGCAAAAGCAAGTTTGTACTCTTGGTCCAGTTCATTTGGCGCTTGTGTTTCTCCAATCAGGATTTTGAACAGAAGCTTCTGAATTTGAGGGGGAAAAGCTAGGGCCGGATAGGCGTAAGATTGCATGCCCATGCATTTACTTTTCATCCACACTAATCTGGATGAATCTTCTTCTAACAGAGCCAATTTTTGGTTTTCTTTCAGCTCTGCCATCAGGTTGACATTCCCAAGAGAGTCATCCCATTCATCTGGTTCGGGAATTTCTTCTTCAGAGGAAGAGCGGTTGCAAAATTGAAAGTAAGTGTCTGTTCCCACTCTGTTTGCTTTACATGAAGATGGCAAGGTGGTGGTCAAAAAGAATGGGTAATGGAGTGCCAGGCACTCAGGTGTCAGAAAAGGGGGAAAGAAATTAAGTTTTGGGTCGGGCCCTTCGTCAGATTTTGCTCTTTCTATGGGAGCAAAGAGATTCTTCTCTAAAATGTACCCTAAATCTAGGAGCTCACATGCTTCTGCATCCTTTTTGCATATGCTTTGAAGGATTTTTGTTTGTCTCTGGAGGTGTCTGCTGAGTAGGTTTTGAAGCTCTGACTCTTCCGCCATCTAGAAAAAAATAAGATGTTCTATCTCTTGCAGACATGTCTTTGTCAAAAAGTAAAGGTAAAAGCGACAACCAGGAAGAAGTTGAAGCCAAAATCCAAATCGCTTTGGAAACGCTGCACAAAATAGGCTCTGCGCTGAAAGTTGACACTTCAACTTTTACTTTCCACCCGGATCAACCTGAGTGTGATAAGCTTTTTGCTGCTTATTACAAAAAACAAAAGCACGCTCCGACTTACAGCTCAACAAAGACTATTACTTATGTGGGGGGCCGAATTTTGTATACGGCTGTTTGTAACCATGCTAAGCTGGTACCTCAATGTAATACTTCTGGCTGTGTGCTTTGGGACCATGGTTGGGGGAGTAACCTGAAGTGTTATCATGGGGAAGTCATGTGCAGGAAGAAAAATGAAATAGAGATGGCTGTGACTTCTGAAGCTGGGTCTACAGCCTTAAAGGAGGGAAGGGGAATTGTAGAAATGAACCGTTTTAACAGACAGGTTGTAAAAATAGTGCAAGAAAACTTTGTCATTTGCATGGAAGATGCAAATCAAAGATTTAACCAGCCATCTGCGAGCAGCTGCGGTTTGAGTTTTACCGATTTAGAAAAAGCTCGTGTAGCCATGGAAAATTCCAAAGGCTTAACAGAACAGATGTTCCCCAATGCAAAAATGGGGGCACTACTTTTTATGCCAGTCCACTGTGAGTGTAACCCGGGTGGAAAAATGCTGCTGGGAAGGCAAATTGCTAAAATAACCCCGTTTTCCCTTTCGGGAACGGAGGGCCTAAAGGAAGCAGATGTGAGCCCCATTCAAGCTGTTTCAGTGAGGCATCCTGCCGTTTTTGTTTTCCAGTGTTGTAACGCCTCTGGGGGTAAAGGAAAGGCTGGCTGTGACTTCAAACTGAGTCACCCTGATCTATTGCAAATACTGAACATGGTCAGGAAAATGTGGTTGGAGGTGATGGGCAGCTCGCTCCCCATTACTTTCCCGCGCTTTAAGTGGCACCAGTCTCTGAGGGTGCAAAGTGCTCTTTTGCCTGAGGGTCCGGTTAATGAGGAAGAGAATCCCTTTGGAATTGATGAAGAACAAGAAGAAGAGGAAGAAGCTGTTCCCCCTTCCCCTCCCCCTAAAAAACGAGTTAAGACTGTAGAGCCAAAGAAAAAGAAGCGCGCGGTTCTTGTAGAATCATCAGATGAAGAAGAATAATGTTTTTTAGTGAGTTTTTATTAAATGCAATCTTGTATTTAATACAATGTTTCTGGCGTGTTTTCTGAAGTATTCACTGTGTGATGATAAAAAGTTGTACAACAGAGCTTGATTTTTATGTAATTGGTCTGGAGATTTGGGTACCATTCCACTTTTCTGTCCCTCCATGGATTGAAACAGAGAAGTTCCAAATGGATTGCTAGCGTTCAGGTGAGCACAGTACAAAAAGAACACACAAAACAGCCCGCAAGACCCAGCACAGGTACACTGTACAGCCTGAGTGTTTTTTACTAGAGTTACACATCTATCTGGACTAGAAAGAGCAGACCGCTGCACCATATTTTTGTAAGAAAAATTGTAGTATCTTTTTAGTTCAGCATCACTCCACCCGAGCGGGTCAAACAAAAACATTTTATAAGATTTTGGGTCCCAAGCTAGCGCTATCCAATGAATCCCTCCCTGTTCTCTTGGCCCTGTATTGACTATAGCGGTTTGTCTCCTGTCTTTAGATATAAAGCCAGGAAACCTGCAATCAAAAGTACCCAAAAAGCCAGGCTCCAGATTTAAGGACCTCACCAGCATCTTCAGCTCTTGCTCGGAACTCCCGCTCATGTTGCGGCTGATCCTGATGCAAACGGCAAACGCAGATAAGCCACACTAATTCCACTGCGGGTAGGTTGATTTATCACCACTTGATCAAACACCCCAAAAAGAAGCATTAAGTAAGTGGGCTCCGTCATAGGATCCACAGTGAACTGCATGTTGAGTGAGTGGCTGGAATTAGCATACATGACGTTTTGCCCCAGGTCAGTCAGAGTACCCATGTTGAGAAAATTGCTTGAAAAAGGAATCTGCCAGAGGTAGCGGTCCACTAAAAACTTTCTCTCTGTGACTTGATTTGGCACTGCATTCCTGCCTGACAAAGGGTAAGGCCAGTTAGCAACATAGGGGTGCCCGCATCTCTCAAGCAGAACATTAGTGGCCGTCTTCTGTTGAAAACCACAATTGTTCCAAATTGGCATGGTTTGGGGGTTTGCTAAGTAGGCAGCCATTAGATTGGGATAGTTTGCTCCGTACTCGGGCACCTGCCTGCTCATGGGTTCAAAGTTATTAATAAACCCATAGTGCTTTGTACAGTTTGGCCAGTTAAAGCCCTGATAGCCTTGGTTGTAGCTAGCTGCCATCTGCACCATGAAAAAATCTTTTGTGAGATTACTTTGCATGGTGTCATTCCCTTCTGCATCTTGGTTGATTGGTCTTTTAATTTCAAACCAATTTGGAGTCAGCATTCTGTCGTTTCCGGGCCAAGGGACGCTTGAGTCCCACTGGATGGAACATCTTTGAAAAGTGTGGCTAAGATAGAAAGTGCCATCTAAGTAAGGGATAGACCCAGAGTACTGGAAATTAGGGTCTTGTGTGGCACCAATTCGAGGAGTTTCACTCACTTTTAGTCTTGTAAAACTCCAGCCTCTGAAAGCCCCCCAGGATCTGTCTGGTATGTTTACTACTACCGTACTAGACCCTGCAGGAATCTGGTAAAGGTTGTTCACCGCTCCCAAATAGTCACTGAAGTTCTGGTCATTAGTGGCGTTCCTCAGCATGAGCTCCAGCTCACTCTGAGTGTCATAGTTCATGGGGAAAAAACTAACATACAAATTAATTTGAGTGTATGTTATGCTTGCCCCGTCTGCTCTAAGGTCATTTCCCAAGGTAGACTGCAAGACCATGTTGGGATCCTTCCTGAAATACCACTCGTAGTTGTAAGTTCCAGGGAGGAGCAGCAAATTTTTGATGGCAAAAAACTTCTGCGGCACTTGAATGTGGAAATCACAGTACCTGCCGTTGCCCAGCAATTGAGATCTGTACTTCAGTCCCGTGTTTCTGTGATGGTTGAACGGGTTAACTGTATCCATCACATCCAGAGACCACCTTGCCCCAATGTCTGTCCATGTGTCCACAATGTTAGGTAGGGGGAGTCTGCCGTTAATGTACCCGTATGACAGGTGATTTTCAGGCAGATCCACATTGGCAGGAGTGAATTTGTAAGTGTCTGGCAGGTACATGGCCACGTTGGAGTACAGAAAAGTTCTTTTTAGATTGGCTGGCAGATTCATCTCTACTGCGGGAATATTACCGTACCCTATAAGAGCCACTGTATTAGCAGTGACAGCAGCAGTTTGTTGTTGCTCGTTTACTGTCATGCCCGTCCCCACCGCTGCTGGTGCAAAAGGGTTAGAAATAACATGGGGGGGAAAAGCCAAGTTGGGGGGGCCCTCTTCATAACCATCATTTTCTAAAATTCTGACGTGATGGTCATAATCATCTACTGCTTGGTTCCAGAGTGCAAAATAATGCCATCTGCTGGTTAAATCAGCTAGCAGATACTGGTAGCTGAGCTCGCTGTTTCTGTCATTCAAATCCAACACAATATTAAGCTGTTGGGTTTGGGAAGAAAAGGATCCGGTGTTGGATCCGCTGTTGTAGTACATCATCCCTATGAAATTGTCTCTGAAACCTATGTAATTCGGCCTGTTTCCAGCAGCTGTCGCTCGCCTATCATCTACAAAGTCTGCAAAGTGGGCGTCGGGATTTTCCCAGGTGATAGTGTCTGTTGCCATAGTGCCTGACACTCTTCCATTGTTATTTGTGGTGTTAATGTAAGTCTTAGTGACTGCTGCTGTGCTTACATCACCGCCAGCGCTCTGCGGGGGCGCGTAAGCTCCGTAGCAAGGGAACTGTTGCCCTTCACTGTCTGCTGAAACTATTCTGCCCAAACCTGCGTTATTGGTAGTATTGACCACTACTGGTCCAGCATAATTGGGTTGCCCCACTTGTGGATTAGGATCCACACCGCTGACTTGCTGTTGGATGGCCTCAGTTACACCAGTTCCTCCAGCAGCGTATGTTTGAGGAAGCTGGGCAACAAAATGTGTGTCATTTCCAACTGTGAAAGCGCTGTTGATGGGGGCAGATTTAGGAGCCAGGGGATTGTAGGCTGTCCCGCCGTAGGGTTTGAAAGAAGGACCTCGGTCTAGAGTTCCTTTTATGTCAAAGTAGCTGCTTCCCAAGTCCACTAGGCGGTTGTCTCCAACATTCAAGGTAAATCTGGCCTTGTAGTAGTTCACATTGTCTTCAGTCTGTATGGGAACCACTCGCAGCTGCAGCTTTTGTGACCTGTCAGTGGTCACACCAGCAGAGGGAGCAACATAGGGATCCCTAAACTTTTCTCCAATATTGAAATAGTTTTGGGTGGCCTGTATAAACTGTACCAGGTTTTCAGATAAATACTCTTTGGCGCTTCTACCCGCGATGTGAAAAAACTCACGCTGCGGCTCCATCTGTAAGCAAAAGTGACCTATTTAATAACAGTATCTTTTACTTCCAAAGTCAACTCCGTTTCCCAGCATTTCTTCTAAAGCGGTTCCCCAGCCGCGCACTCTTTTCCTCTTACGGGGACGCGAGCCAGGTACAGCTATGGGGCGGGCGGGTCTTTCTTCTACAAGAGGGCCTAAAGCCACGCCGCGGTCTACCACAGGAGGTGGCAGTATTTCCGGCCTGACCATCTCTGGCCTCACAGCAGAAACCAGAGGAGGCGTTGGAGCTGGAATGGGCATAGGCAAGGTAGAAGCTGAAGGGGGCAGCTCCGTCTGTGTGCTAGCTAAAAGTTGTGCCAGCTGTTCTTGCGTAAGGGGAGGGGGTTGTTCCGGAGTTCCTAAGGCTCTTTCTCTTAATTTTTGTAAGTCGGCCTCCAACTTCATGCGTCCGATGTCTGCCAAAGAGGACACCGTCTGTCCTGCGAGCGCGCCAACATTTTCTATCACGCCGCTTTTTAAAAATCCTTGTTTGGCTTGTTGGAAGCCCTCCGAGGACCCTATTCTCCTGGCCGTGCTTCCCAAGAAGCTTCCTATTTTGCTCAAACCAGAGCTCAGAGAGCTGCCGAGACTAGACCAGCTAAAACCGCCTAGCATTTCACTATTGCCTATGGCGTGTCCATAGACGGGGGTTAATCCACAATGGGGAGCTAATCTTGAGTACGCCATCTTTCAAAAATGCAGTCAGAGGCAATCTGTCAAAACAAGAATTTTTATTTGGATAGCGTCCGAGATTTTTTACTTTTGTCTGGCAGCTACTACTATGCCTGGAATGGCACCTATGGCCGCAGCAAGAATGGGGGCGAGCAGGGGAAGAAATCCTCCCCGCATCCTACGGCTGCCAATTCTGGCGGTTTTTCTCATTGTCTTGTATACTACATTGTGTCCTCTCCTAGTCACTCTAGTTGTTCTTGTTACTGTTCTAGATCGGGTGACGCGACGCCTAGGGCGACGGCGAGTGTGAGTTCTCGCAGTCCTGCAAGTTACTAGCCGAAGTCTTGCCATCTGCAAAGAGGTAACAAAATTCAAATTCTACGTGTGTAACGCAGGCGAGGTCCGCGGCGGCGGCGGGAGACCTTCACAAGAACGGGGCCACCACGCGTAGTGCGGCGAGCCCGCCTGTGTGCCGTTCTCCTCACTCTTTTTGCAGTTTCAATCAGAATAGTATCTGGAGTAGACCGTAGCAGCCTATCTGTCTTGATAGAACGGCGGTGATGCCGTCGGCGGTACTTCCTGAGATTTCTTCTAAGATGCTCCTCTGTAACCCTGCCAGTTTTTGAACCCCATTGAGCCCGGTAGTAGTGTCTCACGGGAACAGGTGTACTTAAAGTAAAGCGGGCCCCAGTTCCTCTTATGCGGCAGTTTCCTAGACCCCACCCTGTATTATCTGAAGGACTGATTAAAATTGACATTGGTGTGCCTGGGATATACGGCCCTGCAACGTTGGCCAGTTTACTGCAATGTAGCGCTGGACAGGACCTTAGGAGTCACTGTCGCAAGAGTTTTGTAAATGTAAGGGCAGGATCTCCTTCGATCGTCCGTGAGAGTCACTCTTTGTACTCCGGTTAAGCTATTTTTCAGAGGCTGAATGCCGTGATCTGCAACATAAGGAACATTCTCACTTATCCACTGAGTGGTGTCGTAAGGAGGCTGCATAAGGATAGCATTTTTAGGGAACCTGTTAAACACTTTAGTGTTGTTTGTCATCTGTTCTACCAACTGTGCGTAAACAGCACTTGTATTGTAGACAATCCTCTGACTTAAAGGAAATAAGTGCATTCCGGTCACTGGCTGTGTAGAAATGTCAGTGGTATTATTAGTAAAAGTCACAGGTGGCTTAAAAGCATCAGGCAGTGACCAGTAGAGTTGTCCTAGGCCGCCGGTTATGTCAGGCACAGTCAAAATTTGCTCGCTTTTTAATGTGCCCTGACTGGAATTGTAAGCCAGACACCAGGATCTATATTTAGTTTGCCACTTCTTAGGAGAAACCTCTTCTACGTGGTATGAGTTTCCATCTGGGTCTTGCAGCACAGGAGATGTCTCTCCAGGGTATTTTGCTAAATCTAGCAGGGCCGGAATATTACCTCCTACGAGGTCTTCATATGTTATAACGTAGCCTGGTTCATACGGAAATCTTTTCCTCATTCCCAACATGTTATTTATTCTAGAGTGGGTAAAATCTACTCCACATCCAGGCAGCAACACAATGTCTGGATGAAAAGCTTTGAAAGTGTAATTTCCCGGAGTGACCAATGAAGTCAGGGGGTCTCTACCCAGAGAAAAGTTTCTTGTGTCGAACTTCACACCTATGTCAGATATTTGCACACCTTTCTGTCTGCCTACTTCTAAGTAGTTTTCCACTACCGCATTGTTTAGCATGTCAATGAGGGAACCAACAGTGTAATCTCCTTCAGGAATGGAAAGCTCAAACCAAGTGTAAACTGGATTGGCAGGATCTGTTTTATCTGACATAAGCAGAGCTTTAAAACTGTTACTGTTAAAAAACTCAGTGACATTGGGAGCATTGGTTTTTAGTATAGTGTGCAGCTCTCCTCCCCATCTGGACCTCTCATCTAATTTTATAGTTTGTGTAGCTGCATCTGATGGTGCCACGTCTACGTTCTGAACAATGTTGGTGTAGAAATTACTGTGGTCTTTGTGAATGTTCAAATTTTCAATATCTGACGTTTTGTTATCTATAATGTAGATGTGCGTTGTGTCTTGCAGGGGCGCTATTGGATTGTAGGAAATACTGTTTCGCCCTTCGGTCGGAGCCATAACCCGCGGCGGAGGCACATACACTTCCATCTACACAAAAAAATGGCCACTCGTCAGGTAACTGCCTATTTTAATCATTATTGCAGTCCATTGCGGGGTTTTAAATGAGAGAAAGGATTAACAATGCCAGTACCAGAGACATCTCTGTCTCCCTCTGGTCTCATTAGAGGGTTTATGACAGAAAAAGCTCCTGGAAGAGGTTCAAAAACCGTGGGGGTAGAAGATACAGAAGAAGAACTAGACGAGCGAGTAGGAGCAGCTTTTGGATAGACCCCTCTAACTTCAGTAATGCGGCGGTGTCTTGCTAAAGAGTCACGTTTTAACCGTTGTCTACGGGCTCTGGTGAGATTGAGAAGGCGGGTAGCAGCGAGAGACGCAGCGGGCGCCAGGTATTGGCCGAGGGAGGGGTACAGAGCTTCTCCTGCAGCACTCCCGATTGCCGCTGCTGCGGGCGGGATGACTGCACGCGCGAGGGTCGCCCCAATATTTCTATCACTAGCAGTGAGAGATGAAACAGAACTCGGACTTGTTCTCCCATAAGAGAGAGAAGCCGGTGCAGATCTGACAGACGGAGTCGGAGGCACAGACGGTGACATAGCTGTATTAAAATCATCCCAAGCGAGATCAGACCCTTCACCAAGGTTATCAGGGAGGGCAAAGTCGCCTTCTTCAAAGTCACCGTATCCTGCTTCCGAGGCCGCTCTCCTTTCTGCTTCTGCCTCCCTTTCCAAATGGAAATCCCCATAATTTTGGGTCCAGAAAGAAGCAGGAGGAGTCCAATACTTATTGGAGTAGATCTCTCTGAAGTAATTAGGCGAGTTAATTAAGGCAACTTCTAAATAAGAAATAAGGCGTCTTATAAATGGACCGTTCGCTTCAAAGTAAGATGGGGCAAAAGAAAAAACCAAATTGCGTAGGGCGTCTTCAGGTTCTTCTCCGTTACGATCTATCCTGTCTTGTAAACTTTCCTGCACATATCTCAGGACGTTAAGCTGGCGGGGAGAAAGGGTCCTTGGATTGGACACGATTTCTTCTTTATTCTTTAAAAGAAAAGCCATTGTTCTGCCTATATCTTCCACGTCTCCCCCTAACTCTCTTATAGTTTCTGCCACTTCCAACTCTGTCTCTTGCGGCTGCTCTATGGAAGCTGCCACTGTCTCTCTGTACAGCCGCATTATCTGACTTATGAAAGTATCTGGCGTAAATGTAGAGTCATTAGTAAATGGAGCTAAAAAAAGTAAGAGGACCCTTGTATTGGAGCTTAACTTACTGCTTATGCTGCCGGGCACTATTTCTGTGTCTAGTTGAACTCCCCAAAAATTTTTTAAATTTTTAAAGGCTGAGTTTAAGTTTACTGTATTTACACCTCTGATGTTAACCTGCATCAGAGTGTCCGGGCCTGATTTAAATAAGGTTACATTTGGCGCCTCGTTGACCATCAACCGCAAAGTCTGTTTAAAGGCCTCGTAGTTGTGCTGTCCTTGGGGCACAACCGCAGGCTCACGAGACAAAAAGTCGTTCAAAACAACTTGATTGCTCAGCTCTCCTACATTGGTAGAACGGATAGCTTCACTCTGAGCAGCTCTTATATCTCCCAAAAGAACACTTAAGTTGTTCTGGACATTAGTACTGTTGTATTTGTGAACCCTTATCATCAGATCAGAAAACATGGGACCAACTTCATTGGGTTGCAACGCCCCCATGGCTACCAGCTCTTGTAAAATTGCAGCGACCGTTTCAGGAGTAGTATCTTTGCGTGGCTGAACAATAGCATCTTCTAAAGCAGTAAGCTTATTTGCCAAAGGCTGCTTTCTAAAATTCTGAACGGCTGATAAGCTCCTGTTAGCTATGATAGAGTCTATTATCTTATGAGTCCACAAAGAAGATGGTTTTAGGCCGGGATCCATTCTTCTTCCTCGTCCGATTCTGGGGCTTCAAGCGCTCCTTTTAGACTAAACATATAAGACTCATCACTAGTTTCTGGGGAAACTTTACACCTTTTCTCGGGTCTACGCGCGCTGTAATTATTTGTATAACATCCTATACTTTCTGCCAAATTTAAAATGGCCAGTATAATACGGCGAAAGTAAGTGAGAGTCTTTGAAAGTCTGTCTGTAGTGGGAAAGTTTCCCCCGCTTGCTTTTTTCGCAAAGCTAAGCGCCAGTTCATTGGCAACGGTCAGTATAGCAGTCAGTCGTGTCTTGTCAGATGGCTCGTCTTTGAAAATCATTTCTATAATGTTGACGAGCTGCAAGAGCCACTCATTTTTAAGATGCCCTTCTCCATCTTTTTCGCCTATGTCTTTTAATATCCTTCTCAGGGTCGGCTCTGACGTGTGATTTAAAATTGTCACTAATTGCATTGTCAAAGCATGATTAGGTGGAAGTTCCACAAAGGTATTCAAAAAGTCAGAGAGATAAAGGACCCCAAGAGAAGTAAAAGGACGACCGAGCAATTGAAAAACATGACTTTTAAAAGTGTCATACTGCCACCTTTCTACATCTCTGGTGTGCTGCCCATTGCGAACCAGTTTTGAAGCTTCCATGTGTCGCATAGCACGACTCCCCATATCATCTGGTTCAAAATCTTCAGAAGATATAGGAGAGTCGTCCAAAGAGACACAGGCAGAAGATTTGTAAAGCAAGTCCCTCTCTCCCTCTCCGTAAATTTTTTTGTCATCTCTGTGGTAATCTACAAGCGGCGCTGCAGGTTTGGGTTGTCTGTCTTCTCGCTGTTTGCTTCTTAGTTGATCCTCTAGCCCTCCCGTTGCTGCTATCCCACAGTGAGTTTCGGGACAACAGGTAGAATCATGCCCGTATGGTTTAAGGTCCTCCAAACGGCTTTGATCAGGAGCAGAACGAATGTTTTTTAAGATAGGATGCATCTGTAAACAGACAAATTTGTCTTTTTACAGATAGAAGCGTGGCATAGACTCACAGGACAACGGCCGCAGACTTTAAGATACTTTATGATGACCACAGATTTAAACAACGCCAGAGTCAGAGGAGAAAGGACTGCCACAGAAGTAGGGATACGTTGGGCTAGTAGATTTTTTGAGTACCCTGTGACACAGCTGCTAGATCTGAGACCGTTTGGACCCGTTACAAGATTACCTCCTTTTAACAATGAACCACCGCCCAATTTACTTATCGGTTACTACTATGCTATAAAAGCTTTAAATGCTTATCTTTTTGATCAGCGGACCGTGAGCAACATTTCCTATAGTTTGCAAATGTCCCTAGCCACTAATGAAAGAGCTATGATTTGGCAAGTGCTGACTGACTCATCTTACACCATAAACACAGGAGCTTTTGCGCGCGCTCTTACAGAAGAGGAAGATATCAACAGAACAGTGGAACAAATTCAAAATGCAGTTATGATGGACAGAGTGTTAACTAGCCTCAACGTAAATCCAATTCAGGGCTTGGGAGCAGTAGTTAGAGAACAGAACCACAATCGAGTGGCGAGCTTTAGTGTAAGGCCCAATTTTTCTCAAGCTAGAGTAAGCAACCGGGACGCCACCCTTTTGCAAACTATTTGTAACTGCAGGAGAGCCCTTATAAATTTTTTGACTTTAAGTCAGCCACGTCAATGTGATACAATTTTAGACTTACCTTTAGGAGATGATTGGCTTTCTTCCTTTATTCAATATTTCTCAGCTGTCACTCCTAGAGAAAGTGAAAATAATTTAGTGGGGGACCTAGCTGCTGTTATGACTTTAGGCAAACAAGCAGGAATGAGAGGAGGAGCAATAACTCTTCGCTCTGGAACCAGACTAGGTCTTCCATTTGTTCTGAGACCAAGAGAAGGCAGGCTAGCAGTAACAGAAACCATGAGGAGAAGGAGGGGAGAAGCTGTTTCCCGCTTTATTGACTCCTTACCAATAAGGCGCAGAGCTAGACGGCAAGATAGAGTAAGAGAACAGGCGGTCTCACAACCTCCGCTTTCTCCGGGTGAAGGACCCTCGAGGAGAGAGGAGCCTGAGGAAGATATAGAAGACACGTTGTCAGACTATAGTCTGAGTAGGGAAGAAGAAAGGGCTAACTTTAATCAAGAAGTCATAGAAACTGTAGCGGCCTTAATTGAAAGCTTAGAAGAAGAGTTAAACCCGTCAGCTAGAGCCAGCGGGTTTTTTAATTTTGGAACTAGAATGTACGGCTTGCTCTTGCAGCTCCAAAGAGAGAACCGGCTAACTTTTCAAGTCGTATTGACCTGGCTAAACAACTTTTTTGTTCTAGAGCATGTTGCCAGTACTCTGTTTTACCTGAACGAACAGTTTGTAAGAACGGGTGTTGCTAGAAGAAATCTGGGCATACAGTTCGCTCAGGTTATCTTAAGAGGAAGGACAGATACAGGTAGAGAGCTATACACTAGGGTATGGTACAACAGAGAAAGAGAAGCGTTCCAAACACTGTACAACAGAATTGTCACTGACTTCATAGCAGTCACTGAAATGACAGACACTGAAACCACGTTCCAAGCACCAGAAGAAAGAGAACAACTTCTTGCAGACATGCAGTATGTAGAAAATAGCGGAAGCGTAGATGAAGTTATTGCTCAGTTGCAAACAAGAGCCCAGCAGACAGACTCAGTAGAGCTATCTTTTAGAATAAAATTTTCTGGTCTTGTAGGATACAGTCAGAATCCAGTAATTCAACGGAGCTTCGAAAGAACTAGAGCAGTTGGAATCCAAAGATGGAGAGATCAGCAACAACAGTAAAGAGCAGATCTACTCACTATGTCTGTGGCTACCATGAAAATGTTTATCTAAAAATAATCTTTTATAAAAATACTAACCTCGCTGTAAAAAATTACTTACAACTGCATGCTGAAAACCCTTTTTGTTCTATACCTGATGTTCTCAATCCAAGTTTCTTTGAAAAGCTCAAAAAATACCCGTCATCTTTTAGAGAGTGGCATCTTTTAAATAGTCAGCTGCAATTAACTGAAAAGCCACTGGGTGGAGATGGTGAACCATTTTCTGTTTTGTATTTTCGCGGTCAACAGTATGTAATAAAATCTATAGCTCCACAGAATAGGTGTGAAGACTGTGGAAAAAATTTCTCTAGCATGCACAATTGTAATTTTAGGAGGCGGGAATTTTATCACCATGCTATCTTACCAGACACAAAAACGTGGTGGAAACCAATAAAGTTTTCCCCTTTAGGATCACTTGAATCAGCCAAAAGACTTTTCATAGTGTATGACATTGAAACCTATACCCAGCACTCAGAATACGGGAAGCAGTTAGTTCCATACCTTTTAGTGCTAAAATTAAAAGGAGATAAGCCTCTCTGCTCCACAGCAGAAAATATTGCACTTGCTTGCGGTTTTAGCAAATATAGAGGGTGTCTCATGCTTCTAAACAAATCACCAGACTTCATAGGACACAAGTTTAAAGAAATGAGGTTAAACTTGCAAAAGGCCGCCGCGAGTGAAACGTGGAAAGAGTATAAAAACAGACACAACTTAGAAAAAGATTACACCTTTGAAGAGCTAAAAAACTTGCAAAATAAAAACTTGTTAAATTTAGACGCCCAACCATCTTTTACAGAGATTACTGTCATCGGGCACAACATCTGCGGTTTTGATGAGATAGTATTAGCCAGTCATGTCTTAGAAGGCCTAAGCAAGGATGAAGAATTTTCAATGTTTAGAATTACTAGAAACTTTATGCCTAGAGCTGGAAAACTGCTATTTAATGACATCTCCATGGCGTTGCCGAATCCAACTTACAAAAAGCCAGACAAGGATACTTTTGAAAGATGGAAATTGGGATGTCTTCTGCCTCAAGATGTTAAAACAGAGGGTGTTAAATTTATGGTGAGAGACACCTTCCTCTTAACCCACAGCTCGCTCCGTAACGCTGCTGCCGCTTATCAGTTAGAAGTGAGTAAGGGCCACTGCCCGTACGAAGCTGTCAACCAATATTTCATGACCGGAACTTACCTGTGTGAAGAAAACTTATACCCTGCAAAACAATACTGGTCAAGTGAGAAAGAGTATTTAGAAAACATGCCTAAGTCCGGAGAAAAGTATGACATCGTTCAAAAAGCGCTTGATTACTGCGTAGACGACGTTTTGGTCACCGTCGGACTAGTTAAAAAACTAGTATCTGGATATCAGCTGTTTTGTCAAGAAACCTTGCAATTAGAGTGCTGCTTCAATGTTTTCCAAAGACCCACAATAAGCAGCACTACTCACGCCATGTTTAAACAGATGTTTTACAAGTCGGAAGTGTCTTCTTGCAGTAAATACCTGCCTAATATCCAAGCGCCTTCCGAGATCATGTATGAACACATACGTCAAAGTGTAAGAGGAGGTCGCTGCTATCCTTCATTCTTAGGAGTGTACACCGAGCCAATTTACGTTTATGATATTTGTGGAATGTATGCGAGCGCTCTTTCTCATCCTATGCCTTACGGGCTCACTCTCAGTCCGTTAGATGCATCAGTAGCAATGGCACGCTTCCAAGACAAGCTAGAGTCTACAGGCAAACTTTCATTTTTTGACAAAGACATACTTCCTATGATAGTGAAAGCTGACTGTTTCCCTCCTCCTCTTTACCACTTAGACGTCCTGCCTCCTTTGTGTTCCAAAAAAAGTGGTCGTCTTTGCTGGACCAATGAACCGCTTCTAGGCGAAGTGCTCACAACTGTAGACATTATTATCTTACACAACCGAGGGTGGCGCGTAAAAATTTTGCAAGGTTCGGAAACTTATGCAGTTTGGCCGGAGTGGAAACCGCTCTGCAGAGAGTACGTTTCTATTAACATTGCTGCTAAAGAAAAAGCTGACAAGGAAAAAAACCAAACTCAAAGAAGCATTAGTAAACTTTTGTCAAATGCTCTGTACGGTTCCTTCGCAACAAGACTTGATAACAAACAAGTTGTTTTCATGGAAGACATGAGTGATACCACAGAAAAAGACCTCAAAGCGGGAAAGGCCACAATTGTTTCTATGACTTCAGTCAGCAGCCGCTCTCTCCCAAAAAAAGATATTTCTTTCTGGGATAAATATTTCAACCTACCTCAAGTGGAAGAGACAAACGCCAGCAATCTAAATGAAGAAACAGAAAACTCGGCTTTTATAGGCAGGGAAAAAGACCACGTGACTTTTAAACCTATCACATTTCTTTCTGCAGAATGTGACAATCTTCTACTTGCTACTGTTCAGTCAAATTCAGACTGGGTGAAGAACGAGCGGTACGCCACACAGATCGCCTCATTTGTGCTAGCATGGAGCAGAGCTTTCATGAGTGAGTGGGCCTCTATTCTTTATGAAGAAGACATGGGCATCCCTTATGAAAAGAGAACTGTAAAGAGCGTGTATGGAGACACCGATTCTCTATTTCTAACAGAAAAGGGGCACGAGCTAATGCTAACTAAAGGAAAACATAGGCTAAAAAGTAGCGGTAACTCTTTAGTTTATAAAGATGATGATCAGTTAGCGTGGCTAGTGGAATGTGAAACTGTTTGTAACAATTGTAGAAAGGATGCTTATTCTTCGGAATCTTGTTTCCTGGCACCAAAATTGTACGCTTTGAAAGATACCACATGTCCCAGCTGTCTCCATGTCTCCAGTGGAAAGTTGAGGGCCAAGGGACACGCTAAAAGTTGCATATCTTATGATCTGCTAAAGCATTGTTTTCTTGACTACTATTTCCTAGAAAAACCGACGGAGAATTATCAGTCAGAGAGGACGAGCATAAAGAGAACTCTAGTGAATGCAACATGGAGTGCGGCCCCGTTCTCTGTAGTAGAGAAACAACTGATACGGGTCATTCGACCCTGGACAGACATGACAATGGTGATGGGACCAGTCCAGAACCAAGGTTTCCTTCTTTTTCCTTACGACCAGAAGCGGCCCAACCCCCGCCCCCAAGAACCGTTGCAAGAGAATCCTTTTTGGGAAGATTCATAACTGACTGCTTAAACTGGAGAAATGATGTTATCAAAATCGATCCTTCTATTTGCAAAGACCCTTTCCCTTCAGATGATGAAATTTTTGGAAGTTTGGGTGCTCACTCCTCCCTCGTGAGAGAACTGCACAAGTTAGCTTATAGATACCAAAAAGCAGTAAATGCTTCGCACCCTCTGCTTCAGTCAGACGGGTCCCTAAAGACACTAAACTACGGAGTACAGCCCTTTATTGTTACTGTCTATGGCCCTACGGGATCTGGTAAATCTCAGTTCTTACGAAATGTGATTTCTTCTAAGCTCATTGAGCCCGCTCCTGAAACCATATTTTTTGTTACTCCTGAGAGAGGTACAGTTACCAATGAAGAAAAGCTTTCGTGGGAAGCACAATGCACAGAAGGAGCTTACAATAGTAAGTGTGAACCCATTACCAAAACTTTTCAACCAACTTTTGTAAACTTGTCATTTAGGGAAGCTGTGGATGATGAAAACCTGTCCATCGACAGTCCAAATAACATATTCACAAAAGCTGCCAAAAAAGGACCTATCTGTATAATTATAGACGAGTGCATGAATCAGCTAGGAGCCTGCAGATCTATCAGCTCTTTTTTCCACGCCCTACCTTCAAAAATATTTGGTAGGTTTCCTGCATGTACAGGATACTCTGTTCTTGTTGTGCTTCATAACATGAATCCCAGATCTGACAGAGGTAATATTAAAGATTTGAAAATTCAATCCAAGTGTCACATTATTAGTCCTCAGCTAGAGTCTCAACAAATTAGTAGATTTATTAAAAACTTCTCTTTTGGATTTCCTTCACCTCTTGTGAGCGTAATAAAAGACATAGTTGACCATGCTAGGATGCATTCTAAGTTTAGTTGGCTTGTGTACTGCAACGTCCCAGTCAAGGAATCATTCAGATGGAGTTACTACTCTCCAGACGAGCAGGTAAAACCGTTGTATATTGATTTACAAGCAATAATGTTTGAAGCATGTCAAAACATTCGCAAAGTATTTTGTAAGAGACTTTATTCAAGAATTTCTTATGCAAATAAAAGAAAATGGTGTGATTAACAATTTTTCATGGTTTTTGTTTGATAGTACCAATAGCAGGCACCACATTTGCAGCTTTAATGTTAAAAAGAGTAACTTTATTGCCTTGACATCCCTGAATGAAAACCTTGTCTGTCAATGCAGCTGTAGTCTCTATACTTCCTGTATCTCCTGGTTGACCATAAAGTGCACAGCCATCAATAACAAAAATAGCTGCATCATTAGCCTGATTGAAGTTTAGAATCTTCATGTCCCCATAGTACTGCGTGTTTCCTGTCCAGGTGGGACACCTTGCTCGCGCATTGTCAAAATAAAAACCAGCCAGTTGAATTTCTCTGTCTGGTAACTGGAAAGCCGTCGGCCAAAGATTTCCCCCATAGTCACAGTGATTCATAGTGTTACCAGTAAAGCTTCCGTGAGCAGCGTTAAAATTTCCACCAGCTCCCTCATACCACATGTTAGTGGTGTGAAGATAGACACAGCGGCAGTTTGCTGCTATGTTTCCACAGCGGTTCCAATTACCTCCAACCACATTAAAACAAATCTGACAATCAAAAAAGTTATTGAAACTTGCAGTGGAATATTCACTTCTTCCCCCATTTGCAATGCCAATACGACACCCCGTAAATCTACATTCAGTGATCAGATGCTGCATAGACCAGAAAAACCCATTGTAGGCTGTCTCTTCAAAGAAAACTGCGGCTCCAGCAAAGTTGGTAAAGTTGCAACCTTTGATGGTCACCCTTTTCATATCCGTTACCCATATGGCCATTTGATACACCAGCTTCTCCGACATAGGTTCCATACGGTTCGGAGTGCAGTCTTCTCCAAAGAAGCTGATGTCCTGAATCCGCACGTCTCTTTTCTCTGTCCTGTTTCCCACTATGCGTAAGATAGGGCCAGTGCCAGAAGTTCTGACTGTGGCACCATTTCCATAAATCCACACGGGTTTCTCAATTAAAATGTTTTTCCAGTGATACTGTGCCCCGGGAACCAGATAAACCACATGATATTGCTTGAAAACAGCTTCAGGGTCTTCTCCAGGCAGAAGGGTACCAGGGGGCTTCTGAGAAGAAAAACTGCCAGGAGCGGGCCACTGGTTGATAGGATTAATCACATACAACTCTTCAACAGACGTCATCTTTGCAGTCCGACGTCCAAATGTGAATGAACCTTCAACAGTCAATCCTTCACTAAAGAGTACAGAATTTTTGCAGCCGTTTTGCTTCTCTTTTTAGTTTCTTCTTCTGTCTCGCACATACAGTAAGTGCTGCTCCATAGTAGAAGCATAAAAAACAAAGAAACTGTCAATGGACGAGGCACAGACTGACACGCTAGCTGCAGGTCTGAGACAAAATTGCCCGAATACAGCATTAAGCTTAGTTCATTTTGGTACGCGGTAGTGCCATCCTTTAGTTTTTTAAGACTATCAACTGCTTTCCACAGCCTAGGAGTAAATAAGGTAGGAGCTTTCCACCAACGCCATGAATATCCACTGCATTCTGCAATTAGCTTAAAGAGATCGTCCTCCGACAGACAGGCAGAAAGCTCTTTAGCCGGCCGAGCACCAGCCACAATCATTCTTCCTTCCAAGAAGTAAAATAATTTGTGTCATGCGTTTTGCTTACAAGTCGACTAAAATTCACACACAGCTTTTGCAGGTAGTCAAACATCCAAGAGCAGTCTGCAGACGCGGGATTTACTACAGACAAGTTCCGACTTCCGTCCATAAAGTGCACTAACCCAGGATCTGAGTCTCTCTTTGTCAAAGCCAGAACTGTTGCAGTTATAACACTTCCATGATTAGCCAGAGCAGGAACATACAGAACTGAAAAGTCTGTACCTAATCGTCCTTGAACCAATCTTGTTTCAAAAAAATCTTCTGATACTATTGGTTCTTTTGGAACTATATAGAAGGTACGCACAAATCCTGTCATTTTTACAAAGAAAAATGTTCTGTCCAAATGCAGCTGGCTCTTGTGAAGGCTACTTCACAAATGATAAATGTTTTGTGGGGGGAGCGGTTAGAAATAGAAGACCACGTGCTGCCACCGCCAGAAGACGTAAACGCGTTCCTGCAGTAAGACGTAGAACAGATGCTTTACGAAGTGCTGTGAGAGAGCTCATCCGGGAAATTAAACCCAGACCTCACAGACGTCGAAGAGAAAAACCTGCAGTTAGAAATGGAAGATATCAACATCTACAAACCAGCGCTCCGACAGAAAGAGTAAGGCGATTTGAAAGAGACTCCCACAGGCCCCCTCCAGTAGACAGGGTAGTAATGATTGACAGAGAAAGTGTTTGGAAGGGAGCACAGGTCCCACAACCCCAGCCAATGCCTATGTGGGTCCCTCCTTGGATGGGAAACTGGCAACAGACGGTACACCTGGGGCCACATGTTGAACAAAATGTACCCGTTTTGCCTCCAACAGAAGTTGCAAGAGAACCAGAAGAAGCTCAAATTTTCAAAGACGCGAGAGACGTTGAAGAGAGGAACTATCTTCCCAGAAGACCAGCAGACGGGGAAGCAGACAGAGATGTTGCAGTTAGACACAGGTGGACCTTTGACAAAGTAGTGCGGTTTTTGGAGAGGATACCAAGCCGGGGTAGAAAACTGATACTCACTGGCTTGTTTGGCACTGGAGTAGGGGTGGTACTTGATTTGCTACTGGGATCCCCTTTGAATCTTACAGGAAGATTGATTCGTCTCATTATTAGTCTGATTCCAGGCGGCTCCTTAATCATTAACACCATAGACGGATTAGGCTATCTTCTTGGAAAATTCCAAGATAATCCTTTACAAATTACTTACGACCCTGGGTTCCAAAATCTTGCTAACGCGGTGCAACAAAACCTTCCACAGGGGTCAGCCCAGGCTCTCATTCAAGCGGCCGAACAACAGCTCGGAGAAGGATTTATGAGAAGCGTGGCAGCAGCTTTGAGTTTCTTGGTAGCAAATGCTCCCACAGCTGTTCCTGCTGCTCTACCTCTTGCTATGGTGAGACCATTTAGAGGATGAAATACCAGAAGGACCAAAGATACAAAATTGACCAGTATGAAAAAAGAAAAAACTTCTTTCTTCTGTATAATTGAAAATTTCAAAGAAGAAAAACCTGTCCATGTAAACTTAATAAAAATCTGTCTTAAAACACTCAACAACACCAGAATCTGTGTCATTCTTTTTTATAAGTCACAAAAAGTTCTGACAAAGTTTTGAAAAATCCCAGAAAATTCCCCGGCGGCGCAGTTCCACACGCCGCCGATAGGCCATGCGCCCGGCGAGCAGCAAGATGGCCGCCCCATTGAAATGCATAGGAATTTTATGGCTTTGAGGGTTATATATTATGAATG